GCATCATCACACTGTCCTATAAACTTTTGAAATTCAAATACTTTATCCATATGTTCAACTATAGCTGGTGCTATATCTGCAACTCTTTTGTATTCATAATATGAATAATTATCATTCCTCAAATCCATGAGTTCACAATAATCTTCTTGTAATGTAGGGTGTATACATTTAAGTCCCTGCAGAAATTTAAAGTTATTTATCTTTTCTAGTTTATGTGCTGTGTAATATTTAATAAGTGAATTGTCCATAGTATATCCATTGTTATCTGTTAGTTGTAAAAATAGTTCATCAATGTGTTTGACATTTGGGTTTTGTGTAATAAACTTAACCTTATTTTGACTAACACGTATTAGCTGTGGTGCGTCCCATCCTTGAACAGGTTTAGCCCAATCATAGTACTCACCTTTGTGCTGCCACTCTAGAAATCTAACTGGCGGATGTTCATACCAATAAATAGGATAGCTTGTAGACTCTCTTTGATTACCATTATCATGCCAAGAAGCTTGTGGGTATACTTCTTTAAAATGTGGAACAACTTCTTTAAGTAATAAAGCAGCAGCTCTCATTTTACCTTCGTCTTCTTTAGTACAATAGTAAATACGAGTAGAACTATCCATAAGATCTTTAGCTTTAGGTTCTATCTTTTCTAAAGTTAAGTTATCATCTTTTAAATGGTCCCATCTAAAAGTATATGCTACCATCCGCTTTTCTATCTCACGGCGCTCTGCAGCTGTTAGATTAGAATACTTAGCTTTTTCTAATTGCTCTTCTTCTATATTTTTACATTTTGCAATAAACTCTTCAGACACTTCTACCTCATCATAGTTTTTATACCACTCAGATTCTTTAATAAACTTAAGAATTACCGTTCGCTTAGCGTTAACTCTACCTTTCTCATTTAAAAGTTTTACTTGCGCATCACCTGTAGTTTTAAGTATATCTTCTCTAAATTTAGTATCTAAATCTTCTACAGTATAAGTACAAACCTTATTATGACTAAAAGGATCATCTCTATCTAGTTGGTGTAAATAAGAATCTTTATATTTACTAAATTGCTCTTCTCTGGCATAAAAATGCTTAGCATCAAAGCTATTCCAATCTTTTACTGGCTCTCGCTCCATAGTACTGTTTATTAAAACTGGCTTCATAAGCTTTAAGCCTTCAAACAATTTAACTATGCCCTCATATTTAATTCTAGGATCAGGACCAAACTTAGGTTTAATCTGATCTTTATCAATAATACGTGAAAGTTTACTTAAAATTGGATTGTCACCTGTGTCTCCAGATATAATAGCCCTACATTTAGAAATCCACTTTAGAAAGTCAGTTTCTTCTAATTGTTTCTCTACCATATCACTAGCTTCTAAAGCGGCTGCTTGAATTACACCTTTAATGTATTTCTTAGTAGTTTCGTTCCATATAACTTTCTCACGAGATGGAGTAACATCTACACCCTCTTGCAATACAGTTTCTGTACCGTCTTCATTAGTAACTACCTGTCTAGTTGGGCATTTAAAGGCAACACAACCAAACATTTGTTCCATTTCTAGCTCTTTAAAATCAATATAGCCATAGTTAATACCTGTAGAAGCATCTTTGTCTTTTACAAGAACAATATGAGGCTTACTAAAATAATAACTATCACCAACAATTATATTTTTAGAGTTGTAAAGCACTTGAGTTTTAAAATTAACGGTTTTTGTATAATCATCTTCTTCTTTAATTTTAAACTCAACATTATTAAAATACATTAGTTGCTCTTCAATAGCATCTTCAAATTTAGTTCTGTTGTGTCTCTTTACACCAAACGATACAGTAGTTTGATTCTTACCACCATAATTCTCATAATACACTTTAGTACCATCACTAAAAGTAATAAATGGATTAGGTTTACCCTCTTTTACATTAAAAGCTGGTATAATAAAATCAGTCTTATAGTTATAGCAATTGCATTTAAATCTCATACCATTGTATATAGTTTCTATAGTATAGAAATCTACACCGGTTGATAGCGCAGCTTTTGCACCAAGGCCAAAGGCACCAAAATTCTCGCTGGTATTTCTTTTCGTAGAATAACCCAGCTCTAATATACCCTCTAAACGCCTTGCTCCTATACCTACACCATAGTCAGTTACTGCAAATGTATCACAATACCCAACACCTTCATTTTGTGTATATAATAGATCAATATGATTAGTTTCACTATCTAGGTATCCTATGCTATAATAATCTTTATTAAAGTTACTATCTTCATACTGAGCACCGTGGCGCTCAATATAATAGTCTTCAACTTTCTTTTGACCTAATATTATTTCTCTAGCTATTTCTTTCTCACGTTGAGAGTCACATGCATTGGTAACAAGTTCTCTAATCGTAGATTGTATTGGCATAGAATATTGGGTAGATTGAAGAATGTCAAATACCATTTTCTCAGCGCCCTTGTTAATCTTTTTAGCAATGCCGGCGCTACCTTGCATTGGTTTATCAATTGTTTTAATACTCATAAAATTTGTGTTTAATTGGTTTATACTTTATTATCTTTCGTCTCTTTCTGCTTCTTCTCTAGCTTCTGCTTTAGCATCAAGCATTTGATTTTTGTACTCATAATCCTCAAGAGGCTCTTCAAAGAAATCATCGCAGTTTTCACACACATAACCTTCTAAAGGTTCTGCATGATCTAAGCACTTTTTATCTTGACATATACCATTTATTATTGGTGCATCACAACAATAGCTAGTACCATCATCATTATCTGTGTATTCTGCCCCACAGCAGGGACTTACCATGTATGCCATAGTTTAAAATGTTTAATTAATAAAAAAGAGCCCGTTAGGGCCCTTGTTATAGTTGTTTGATCAGTTCTACTACTTCATCTACCTGCTTTTTGTTTCGAGGCATAAATAGAACATAGTGGTGATTGTTATCTTTAAGATGTTTTTTAAACAACTTCCACCTTAAAGGAAAAGACTCATTAGCATAGCCTTTTGTTTCTATAATAAATTTACCGTTAGGATCTACAAAATCAGGTGTATAAGTAATTGGTCTAATCTTACTACCTTTATTGTAAAGCTTTTTAGAGGTTCCTTCATAACATGCTAGTGGGTAAACAAGCGCTTGAAAAATAGTAAAAGTTTCTTCTTCATACTTAACATCGATCTTAGCTGCTTCTAATTTTTTGTAGCAGTGCAGTTCTAAATTAGATTTAAAGTCTAAACCTTTATAAGTAGATTTTTTAGCGTTCTTTACTTTAGATTTACTTCGTCTTTTCCAAGCCATAGCTCATGATATTTGTTTGCAGGTACCCTTCCAGACCTCTATTCTTATTCCAAATAAATGCTTGTCCGCATCTAAGTGTCCCTACATACCCTTGAGTTTTATGCCAGGCGTCGTTACCACATATAGATGGTATAAATCTAACTTTAGTTCCCATGTATTCATTAAGCATTTCTTTATGCTTATGCCCACAATGTACTTCCCTAACTTTACATCTACTCCACATCTCCGGTTGCTCAGTGGCAATCAATAGAGGAAGCTCTTGCGCCTTTTCTTTATCTCCGTGTGTAAACATAATCATATTAGTCCCATATTCGTAATACTTACGAGTATTTAAACCATTATCTACGGTTACATTTTTATTATTATGATACATAGCATCTAAAACTTCTCCTACATAAAACATGCGCTCAAAATCATGATTACCTTGTATAACAATAACATCTACTGGAGCAAATTGTGCTAAATAGTCTATAGCTTTCATAACTAAATGCCAATAACCTCTAAAAGACTGTCTCCACATCATGTGATCTTGCTGAGGTGTGCCTTTAGTTGTAGCCCGTGAATAACCTTCAGAATTTAAACCGTCATTACCTACAGGCAATAAAAATCTCTCTATTTCTACACCATCTGC